GGGCAGTTTTGATAACTGGGTGATTACTCACCAACAACGGTAGCGTCAACTTCGAATGTAGGCTGAGCCTCCAAACCTTGAAGCGTCAACTCCATACCGTTTCTGTCGCCGTAGGCCGCCCCAGAAGTCTGAGTGCCTGCGGATAGAACAGAGCCTCTCTCAAGGCCTACTGTCCAGAACTTGCCATTGCCATCTTTAACGATAACAAGAAGCTCTTGATTTTGCGCCATCAGAGTTAACTGATTACGCTTTTCTGCTGTCATTTTGTTGAATACCATAGAAAGCTCCTGTGTGTAGAAAACGGTGCCGTTTTCTGTAGAAGCGTTTACAGTTTCAGTGAAAGACGCAGTTTGTTTCGGGAACTCAAACTTGTAGAAAGTAGGAGCAACACCACCAACAGTGATTGCAGAGATAACACCTGCAGCCTCTGTGTAGCCATCAACTGGTCCGTTTGCAATATATGCATACAACACACCACCCTGGCTATCGCGGCAATCCAATGAGATACCTGAAGAAATAGAACAAGCCATATTAAAATAGTTATTTTTTGTGGTAAAAGAGAGGGATTTTATGAGCCCCTCTCTTTAGTTAGTTGTTTGTATATTATGCAAGGTCGTTTGTAGCAAACAAGTTAACCTGGTGAACAGCAACACCAAGTCTCCAGTATGCGCGAACTTTAACAACATCGTCAGCTGGTGAGTAGAACATACCGAAGCTTGAAGTTGCATCCTCAACAAGGCCAGTGCCTGCAACGATGAACTCAGCTGGGCCAGCAGCAACGTAGTTTGAACCTGTCAATCCAGAAGATTTAACAATGGCCATATTTGTGCCTGGAAGCTCAACGATTTCGTTGCCAGAAACTGATTTGAAGTTGTATAGGTCAGCAGCAACAAGAGCTCTAACAAGAGTGCGGTAGTTTGCTGGTGAAACCATCATAATCAAGTCGCTTCTGTCTTTAACTTCTTCGCCGATAGCGTCGTATAGGTCAAGAGCCTGGTCAACTGCGTTAGCAAGTGTCCAAGCAGCAGCACCAGCAGGAACAGTAGCACCTGCAGCAGCAGTGATTTGTCCTTTGATACCAGTTGCAACACCGTCACCGTTGATTAGGAAACCTTCGTTGTAGTTTTTGATTTTCTGGATGTAGTAGTTAGCGATAACCTCCTCGAAAGGAACTTCTTCACCTCCTGCAACAGCAGAAGCGCTCATTTGTTGTGAAAGGTAATACTCACGTAGGTCTGTCGGGCAAACCTCCATTTTTACTTGCTTGTCAACAATAGTGATATTAACTTGTGAAAAGTTGATGTCACCTGAAGGAGTGAAACCACAGTTGCGGTCAGATACGTTTAGGTCACCGTCCATCAAGTTGATAGCAACTGTGCCAGCAGAAAGGCCTGCGCGCACAGAGATTTTGCCCATTAGGTCAGTAGTCAGTACGGCTTCGCTGATGAGTGAAAAACTCAACTCATCGGAGTATGCAGTTAATGCGGAAAGATTAAATCCCATTTTAATGTATATTATTTTTTATTATTTCTGATTTTAGCAAGTGAGTGAACTCTTGCTTCTGCTGTTTGTGCAGCAGTTTTTGCTTCTTCAGCAAAGTTGTTGCGAACCGGCTTTGCAGCTGGCTCATTAGAAAACTTGTTGAAACGGCCTGAAAGAGCCTCAAGTTGTGCCTTTAGCTCTGTCACCTCCTCAAGGATAGGAGCGATTGCCTCAACAACTGCTGATACAATCTCTTCTGTCACAGGAGCAACCTCTGCTGGCACATCTTCAACAACAATCTCCTCCATAGCTTCTTCTGTCGTAGCAGGAGCTTCTTCAGTGGCAGGTGCCTCTTCAGTTGCTTCTTCTTCGATAGCTGTGATTACGCCTGCAGCGTCCACGTAAAGTTTGCGGCCATCCGATAGGATGTGCTCACCTTCTGGAGCTGGCAAGAACGTGCCGTCCTCTTGAACGATGTGAAGAGCCACACCAACTTCGAAATCAGTGTCAACGTGCACAGGAGTGCCGTCCAACAATGTCGCAGTTGCTTCGAACTTCTCAATACCCAATAGAACTTTAATCTTGCGAATAGCTTCGTTTGAAGTCATAATGATTAGTTATTTTTATTTGT